GATCAAGCTGGCAAGGAAATTCATCGAAAAGCACTCATGGTACGACCTGCAGGGCGGCGACGAAGACTCCAAGATCGTCAATGCCATCGACTCGTCCCTGATGGCCGAAGGCATGGACCCAGCTTCGCCAGAATACTGGAGCGAGATGGAATCCAGAATGAAGCGCCGTCTGCCAGAGAAGTTCCAGCGCCAGCAATCGCGGAATGATCACGACGACGGCGATGACGACCGCCGGCCGGCGCGCACACCAACAGGTGGCCCACAGCTGTCTGGCGGCAGAGCATCGGGCGGCAGCTCAGGCAGGCAGCAGGTGTACATCAGCCCAGAGCGCAAGCAGGCGATGATGGATGCAAATGTTTGGGATGACGCCAAGCTGCGCGAGAAGTACATCCGCAAGTACATGGAATACGACAAGGCCAACGGCTCGCGCCGATAAACCACTTGCATCAGCTTTTTCACACTGTTAAATATAAACAATCGCTGTAGGAGCGACCATGACTGACATACGCAGCAAGAAATCCGTCGGCAAGACCCGGGAAGATCGCAAAGTGGGTGACCGTAACGTCACCGAGAGCCGCGAACTGACCGAGGGTGATCGGGTTGAGATGTTCAGACAAAGTTTTTTTCAGTCCGCATTGCCGGACTTGCCGAAGATCCCGGGTTACCACACCTGTTGGTTGACCACGACGAATCCACGGGACTCACTCGCAGGGCGCTTGCGCCTCGGGTACGAGCCCATCAAGCCGGAAGAAGTTCCCGGCTGGGAATACGCCACTCAGAAGACTGGCGACTACGTGGGCATGATAGGTGTAAATGAGATGCTGGCGTTCAAGCTGCCCGAAGACTTGTACAAACTGTACATGAGAGAGGCGCACCATGACGCACCGCTACGTGAAGAACAGAAGCTGCGGGACACCGCAGAGGCTATTGCTCACGAAGCTGAGAAAAAAGGCGCTCGGTTGCAAAAGGGTGAAGGCTTGGCTGACATTGTGGATGAGCGTGACGCAGAGTTCGAAGTTTAACTCGCGCCATAAACTTATTCATTAAGCTAAGGAGACACGCATTATGTCCGCGACAAATGCACCCTTCGGCTTTCGTCCCTCCTACCATCCAAGTGGTCAGATGCGTCCGAAAGCCTACACCATTACAAGCACCTACGCTGCCAACATCTTTTCCGGTGACCCGGTAAAGCTGACGGATAACGGCGTCGTCCAGCTTGGCACATCCGATGGCACGCGCTCTGGCACTGTTGACGGCATTTCGCTGCTCGGCGTGTTTGCTGGTTGCCAGTACATCGACTCGCTTGGCAAGCCCACCCTGACCCCGTTCTGGCCCACCGGCACCACTGCAACTGACATCGTTGCATGGGTGTACGACGATCCAGAAACGATCTTCCAAGTTCAGTACAACAACCCTTCGGCTGGCACCACTGTGCAGACAGCTGTGGGCGAAGAGTGCGACTGGACTGTGGCGTCGCCGGGCGGCTCCACTGCAACTGGCTTGAGCAACACCTATCTGACAGCGATCCAAGCAACATCGGGTCAGTTCCAGATTACTGGTTGGGCTCTCAACATCAGCGACGCATTGACTGACGCTTACATTGTGGCGACTGTTCGTATCAACGAACATCACTACAAAGCTGCCGTCAACTCAATCTAAGGGGGTCTGACAAATGGCTACTCCAATGCGCAGTACAGACTTTCGGGCGGTAGTTGAGCCCATCCTGAACGAAACCTTCGACGGCGTGTACGACCAACGCGCCGACGAGTGGAAGCAAGTTTTCAACGAGCAGAAAGGCATCCCGCGCTCTTACCACGAAGAACCCGTTCTTTTTGGTTTTGGTGCGGCTCCTGAGCTGCCAGACGGCATGCCTGTCACTTACCAGAGTGGTGGCATCCTGTTCATCCAGCGTTACCTCTACCGCGTGTATGGCCTTGCCTTCGCGCTGACCAAGGTGCTGGTAGAAGACGGCGACCACATCCGCATGGGTCAGACCTACGCCAAGCACTTGGCGCAGTCGCTGATCGAAACGAAAGAAACGCTGTGCGCGAACATTCTGAACCGCGCCTTCAACGCTGGTTATACCGGCGGTGACGGTGTAGTGCTGAACAGCGCAGCGCACCCGCTGGCCAACGGCCTTACGACCAGCAACGTGCTGTCCACTGCAGCGGCTCTGTCCCAGACCTCTCTGGAACAGATGCTGATCCAGATCCGCAACGCTGTTGACAACAACGGCAAGCGTATCCGCCTCACCCCGCAGCAGATCGTCACCGGCCCGAGCAACGTGTTCACAGCAGAAGTTCTGCTGAAGAGCGCTTTGCGCACCGGCAGCGCCGACAACGACATCAACCCCATCAAGTCGATGGGTATGCTGCCGAAGGGTCAGGCGAACCTGTCACGTATCACTTCCACCACCGCATGGTGGGTACAGTGCGATGTGCCAGATGGCCTGAAGCTGATGATGCGTCGCAGCCTTGAGAAGAGCATGGAAGGTGATTTTGAAACCGACTCCATGCGCTACAAGGCCACCGAGCGTTACATCCCGGGCTGGACGGACTGGCGCGACCTGTGGGGCACGCCGGGCTTGTAGTAACAAGCGGTACACCTATCGGGCGGCAACCCTTCTCTTGAAGCAAGCCGCCCGATAGGAAAACTTTTCAGGCAACATCAACCCGTGCGACCGGCCTGACGGACGTTGCACAGACACACGGGTCACTTGTGCAAGAGGATTTCGCAATGCCAACTTCATATTCCGGCCCCCTTCTCTATGATGGGCGCAATCGCACCACCTACTTCAGCGGCCTCGGCGGCTTGCCGATCAGCTTGAACACCTCCGTATTCAGCTTGCTCGATGACTTCACTCTGGTCAACGTGGACACGACCAATTCGTGGACTGTCGTGAAAGACGCGAGTGCTACCGTGACCATTGTTGCTGACACCGTTGGCGGCGAACTTGCACTGACCTCTGCGGCTACCACCGATAACGACGGCGCATCGATTCAGGGCAACGAAGTATTCAGTGCGGTTGCTGGCAAAGAGCTGTATTTCCAAACCCGCATCAAGAACACCAAGGTTGACCAGAGCGATATTTGTGTTGGCTTCACCGTGAACTTCGCTACCAATCCAGAGGCCATGCTTACTGCAGCGGATCGCATCTGCTTCCAAGTTGATGACGGCAGCGCGGAGATACTGTGCAAGACCGAGAAAGGCGGCACAGAGACTTCGACCAGTTCCGGCATATCGATGGTGAACGACACATACATCGTGTTGTCAATCCAAGTGGTCGGCACCAGCGCGGTCAATTTCTTCATCAACGGTGGCTTGGTCGCAACGCACACAACGAACTTGCCGGACACAGAAAACCTGACCGTAGCCGCCATGAGCGTGTCGGGCGACAACCTCGGCACTCGCGTGACCACCGTTGACTACATCCTCGCGGCACAAGAGCGTTAATCAGCCATTTGAGGAGGTGACGCCATGCGTCCAGCAGTTTATACCGTGACGGGTACGGAGGCGTCCAACGTCTACGTGCCCGACCATTACCTCACGCCATTCAACATCTCGTTGGGTGTTACCGTGTCTGGCACGTCCAACTACACGGTGCAGTACACCTACGATGATGTGTTTGCGTCAGGATACGACCCGACCACGGGCAACTGGGTCGATCACCCATCGTTGACTGCCCAGACGACAACGAAGGATTCCAACATCGCGTATCCGGTGCGCGGAATCCGCATCAAAGCCAACTCTGGTGCCGGGTCGTCAACTTTTACCATCATCCAAGCCGGCGGTGGAGGTCTCTCATGATCATCACTGACATCACTGGTCGTACAACTGGCGAAGCGGATGGGATGCTGGCGCTGATCAAGTTGGTCAGCGAGCCAGATGCATACCGCGAGAAGGTCAAGGCGCTGATGGAGGCTACCGAAGAGCACAAGCGATTCGTGGCCTTGGTCGGCCCTGCTGATGATGTTCTCAATTTACAAGCTGCAGCAAAGGCGGATCGAGAAACGGCCAAGACTGATCTGGCAGCAGCGCAGGCGTCGGCAAACAAGATCCGGTTGGACGCCAAAGAGCAGGGTAGGACGGTTGTCGACAAAGCGCAGGCAGAAAGTAACGACCTGTTGGCACAGGCGCGGTCAACGCTTGCATCAGCAGAGGCAATGCGAGCTGATGTCAATCGCAAAGCGCAGGAGCTTGATCAAGTTGCCCTCAAGCTGATAGCCGAACAGAAAGCGGTGGCTCAGCAGTCGGCCCAGCTCCTTGCTGCAGCGCAGAAGCTGGATGCCGAACAGGCGGAAGCTGAATCGTTGCGCGATGCGTTGAGGAAGAAACTGGCGCAAATAGCGCAGGCTGCTGACCTATGACGGGTATTGTTGATTTCCGCACGCAGCTCCTTGACGAGACTGGCGCCCCCATCGACAACGCGAACCCGCTGCCTGTTACGGGTGGCGGTGGTGGGGGCGGCACACTTTCTGACACCGTGTTCGTTGACTCGACCGGGCAGCTGTTCGTCTACCGCGACACCGGGTCTGGCACGCCGAACGCCTACGCAATTCCTGCGTGGACGCTGTACACACCCTCGGGAGCCGTCACAAGCGCGTCAAGCGGCAACTCAGCAGCAAGTGCCACTGGCTCTGCTGTACCGGGATCTGCTGGGTATACGGGATTTAACAGCGGCGGGAACCTCGTCGGTGTCAGTTCGTCGAACCCGTTCCCGGTCACTGTAGACAATTTTCCGGCCACACAGGATGTCAACATTGTTGGTGTAAGCGAAACGGCGCCGCTTCCAACGTCCGATGCTAACAGCGGCAGTTTGCTCACGCGCATTTTGCAGATGCTGATGGCCCCGCTTGGTTATGACAAGTCAATACAGCGTCAGCGCGGCACGGTGATTGTTGAGTCCGGCACTATTTCGACTGTCACCGCTGTCACTGCCGTGACCACGGTAACTAACGTCACCAACCTGCTTAACGTAGACGGCTACAACGCTCGAATGCAGATACTGGATCAAAACCGCACGGCATGGGCGCTTTGCGTCCGGGCGAGGATTACGTAATGGCGAACACGTTCAAAAAAGTTACCGACATGCTGGTCTGGCGGCAAGTTCCGCCCCTACCAAACGCGCACGCTGCTGCGGCGTGCGTGTGTTCTGACCTGCGTAACGACGTTTCACGCAACCCTTTTGTTTATCAACTACTGTCGGTATCCGTACTGAACCGCTACAACATCGTCACAAAAGGCAGCGCATTTGCAGTGAACCCCGGTCTTGGTGGTACGTTCGGCGCTGGTGCTGCGTGTGCGTTCATGCCGTCTTTCGGCCTTGTCGGAACGATTGCTGCGGGTGCTACGACTACCTCCGTCACGCTGACTACTGCGCTACCGACGGCCCCCGGTGTCAATATGTTGGGAAACCGTGGCGGCTCTGGCGAATACGGCTACAAACTGAGAATCATCGACAACGGTGTGGGCGGCTCTGGTAAGACATCAGAGCGATACATCACGGGCAACACCGCCAGTACAACTCCTGTCATCACCGTATTGTCCACCTTTGGCTTTACGCCTGTCTCTGGCTCACGCTATGAGATTATTGCTGGTCGCGTAGCAATGCTGTCAGCAGGTACGCTGGCTGCAACTTCGTGGAGGTCTTTCGAGGTCGCCACGAACACGTTGGCAAGCATGACGCAGACCAACCTTCCGGCAACGATTGGTACTGACTCAAGCCTGATGGTTCTGGATGAGCAGTATGTGCCGTTCAGCTGTTCCCCCGGCGATGGCATGATCAAAGGGGCCTACAACTACGATACTGGCGTCGGGTCCCGCTACGCTTTGACCGCCACAGCTACGGCGGCAGGTACTTTGACAGGTCAAGCCACGCTTGGCGATGCGGTTGTACTTGCGAACGAATACAGGAATTTCCAGATCAGAATCGTTGAAGACCTCACCAACGTCACGGCTGTCGGGCAGCGCAGAATCATTGCGTCACACACTGCCGGCCCAAGCGCCGTCTACACGCTCGGCACGAACTGGACTGTTACCCCTTCTGCAACGGCCAAGTTTGTAATTGAACTGCCAAACCTTTGCTTGCTCCGGTCATCTGCTACGACCACGGTCTACACCTACAACTACACCGATGCGACCATCAACAACGGCACCAACAACATCGTTGCCAACGCGTGGAGCACGACCTATTTCGGCGTAGCTCCGGCTGCAAACGCTGCTGGTGGCATGTGGGCGCCATCTTTCGGAATTGAGCCAGATCAAAATCGATACGGTCGGCAGTCGTTCTGCTACTTCTTCCGGGGCGGTGCGGCAACGCTGGATGTGTTGGACATTGCGAACACCATCACAGGCACATGGACAGCAGCAATCACTTATGACGGCTCTCCCGGCGCTCTGCCGACTACCGGATCAAGCGGGTGTTACAGCCCCTTCGACAACGAAGGCCGAATGTTCTACATGAACTTGTATGTGGCGAGTCAGATCAGCCAGATTTTTCGGTTCGACGTTGAGAACCGAGTTCTTTCTGTTTTCACGCCGACCGACTTCCTGCAATCTGGTACTGCTGCGCTCGGTAATAGGATGGCGTGTTACGTTGCGATTGACGGGACAGACACTTACGACACGATTTTCTTACAAGCGCACTTGTCAACTGTCGCACAGGAGATCATAGCACTTGTATGACAATCGCCGACTTAATACGACTTGCAAGCAACCGGCTGGCAACGCTCAACGGTCAGCGCAACACTGCTGTTGCACATGGCGACACCGTTGCTCTAGCAAACATTGACAACATGATCGCAGAGACTCAAGCAACACTAGATAAACTGCACACACTGGAGTGATGACATGGGCTGCAAATACGTTAAAGAGTTTGATTTTGGTCCAAGCAAAGTGCCGGTGAAAGCATACATGCGCGGTGGAGCGGTGCGCAAAGCTGCATCCAAGGCTGAAGGCGGGGCTAAAGAATCCAAATCCATGATGAAAAAAGAGATTGCCTTCATGGAGAAAAAGGGTGCCCCGAAGGCCATGATCAAGCATGAGAAGAAGGAAATGGCCTCCAGCAAGAAAGATGGCTACGCCTGTGGCGGGAGTGCTGCCATGAAGCGCGGGGGCAAGGCAAAGAAGTCGCCAGCGAAAAAGCGTTCGGCGGCAAAAGAGCCAAAGCTGACTCCGCAAGAGCGACAGATGGCTGAAGGCATCCTGTCCCAGATGGCTGCTCAGGCTCAACAGACTGGTCGCATGCCGGGCATGCCGGCCGGTGGAGTGGGCGGGAATGCAAGAGGGTTTCCTGTAGCTCCGCAAGATCCGATGATTCCGCAGCAAGCACCGATGATGAAGCGTGGCGGAAGCAAGAAGTAACGGGTAACATCAAACAGTGTAATACCGGGTGTGCTGAATCAGCCGCCGAGCCCTGACTTATAGGAATCGACGATGGCAACATCCGGCACGATCAGCGCCACTACGTTCAACACTCGGCGTGTCATCGACACGGCGTTCCGGCGTTGTGGGATTGTGGCGCAGAAGATCACTGCTGAGATGCAGAACTACGCACGCGATGCGCTATATCTGCTGCTGTCGGATCTCGCCAACAGCAAGCCGCCGAGCTGGTGTATCGAAAAGATCCTTCTCCCGATGTACGAGAACCAGCCGATAGTCACGCTGCCGGCCGGCACGGTCGGTGTGCTCAACCTTCTGTACCGAACCCAGACCGAAGTCACCGGCACTGTCACGACCGGGGCCAGCACCTACACCGTACAATTCGCTCAAGCCACGCAAGTCGCCACTGTCGGAATCAACTGGGGGATCGCATCCACAGCCCTCACGTTCGCCGTTTCGACCGATGGCGTCACATGGACCACCGCTGGCACCGACAGCTACACAGCGGCCTCTGGCGAGACTGTGTGGAGCGATATCAGCCAGCCGATGCCGTTCCTGTACTTCCGCATCACATCAGCCGGCACTCTCACGTACAACGACATCGTGCTGGCCAACAACCCGAATGAAATCCCGCTGGGTGTTCTGAACCGCGATCAGTACGCAAACCAGAGCAACAAGATATTCCCGGGCCGTCCGAACAGCTACTGGTTCCAGCGTGATCTGCCGATGCCCGTGCTGAACCTCTGGCCGGCACCGAACGAGGCCGCTGAGGTCGCTGTGCTGGTCTGCTGGCGTCATCGGCATGTCATGGACGTAGGTACGCTTGCCCAATCGATCGAAGTGCCACAGCGATGGCTGGAGGCGGTCACAGCGCAGCTTGCTGTGCAGGTTGGCAGGGAAACTCCAGAGGCAGATCCAGCGCGCATGCAGATCAACGAGAACTGGGCGCCACTCGCCATGCAAAAGGCGCGAGATGGCGACAACGACGGATCTCCTTCGTTCTACCAGCCAATGATCATGTACTACACAAGGTAACCATGGCCATCTTCCTCGACACAACAGGTAACGCGACGCTTGGCATAGGCTTGTGCGCACGCTGCAGCCGGAAGATGCCGCTGGGAGATCTGTCGCCCGATCCGAACGCGCCCGGCCTGATGGTTTGTGTAGCGGACAAGGACGACTACGACCCGTACCGACTTGCACCGCGTGCGCCAGATCAAATCGTCCTGCCGTTTGTTCGTCCTGACACCAGTCTGGACAATTGATCTATAAACTTGAAAACGTGAGTTAATCGACATGGCACAAGCAGGCTACACCGCAATTCAGATCTACCACAGCTCCACTGCTGCCGCTGCCCCGCTCGCTGCGGATCTTGCTGCCGGCGAGCTGGCGATCAACACCGCTGACGGGATCTTGTATTACGAAGACAGCGGCGGTGTAGTGAGGAAAATCGCACAGACTGTCACTCCGGTCGCAAACGGCGGCACAGGCGCAACCGCGCTCACTGCCAACAACGTGATCCTTGGCAACGGCACCTCCGCTGTTCAGTTCGTGGCCCCAAGCACCGCCGGCAACGTGCTGACCTCAAACGGCACAACGTGGCAGTCAACAACCCCGGCAGCTGGCGTTTCCCTCAGCGCGGACAATACGTGGACTGGGACGCAGACATTCTCAGGGACCAGCGCCAAGTTCGGCGTTGTATTAAGCGATGCTGCTGAAGTCGCCACCGTCTCGGCTACTGCTGCTACTGGGACTATCGCATACGACATCACTACGCAGTCGGTTCTATATTACACATCAAACGCGTCAGCCAATTGGACTGTCAACTTTAGGGCGTCTAGTGGAACCAGCTTGAACACCGCTCTTGCTACAGGGCAGTCGGCTACTGTTGCATTCCTCGTTACTCAGGGCGCTACGGCTTACTACAACAACGTGGTTCAGGTGGACGGCACAACCTCTGGTGTTACGACAAGATGGATTGGCGGTGCGCCTACTGCAGGTAATGCAAGTGGCATCGACAGCTACCGTTATCTCATCATCAAGACCGGAAGCGCGACCTTTACTGTGCTTGCCTCTGTTACTCAATTCAAGGCGTAAACCATGCCACTTCAAGCAACAAGCGGTGCTGCTAGTTACGATGCCTTTGGTGGTGTGGCTGCTGTTCCTCAGTACATAGAAGATATTTTTTCTTGCTTCTTATACACCGGCAACGGCTCTACACAGACAATCACCAACGGGATTGATCTGTCGGGTAAGGGTGGGCTGGTTTGGATTAAAAACCGCTCACGATCTACGTCAGGCCACCTTTTCGCGGACACAGTCAGCGGGAGGTTACTATCTTCGTCTGGAAATCAAGGGTACTGGCCTGCAACTTCCGGGGGTTACGGAAATAGTGGTAGTAGCGCGGTCATTTTTGGGGGTTCTGGGTTTTCTCTCGGCGCCGATACCGCACATGCAATTAACAACTACTACACCACGGATAAATACGCCTCTTTGACATTCCGCAAGCAGCCAAAGTTTTTTGATGTAGTGACTTATACGGGAACAGGAGCGAACCGCACCGTCTCCCACAATCTTGGCAGCGTACCCGGCTGCATCATCGTCAAGCGCACCGACACCACGGCAGACTGGCAGGTGTATCATCGCAGCCTCGCCAACACTGAATACTTGGTGCTGAACACTACAGACGCCAAAGCCACTGGTTCAACACGTTGGAACAGCACTACACCGACTAGCACGGTGTTTAGTCTTGGTACTGATACGACTGTCAACGCTTCAGGTGGCACCTACGTTGCCTACCTCTTCGCCCATGACGCAGGCGGCTTTGGCCTGTCTGGGTCGGACAATGTGATTTCGTGTGGGGGCTATACTGGCAACCCCGGAGTTCGTGTTGATATAAATCTTGGGTACGAGCCGCAGTGGCTGCTGGTTAAACGCGCAAGCGATATTGACCAATGGGTGATGGCTGATGTAATGCGCGGTATTCCGACAGGTTCCGCAGACCCAATCATCTATGCAGACTCATCCGCAGCAGAAAATTCGGGGGGTGGCGACTTTTTAAACGTATCTCCAACTGGTTTTTATACGACAAGCGGAAACAATGCTGTTAATGGCGCTTCCACCTACATCTACATAGCCATCCGCCGTGGCCCGATGAAGACGCCAACGAGTGGGACGGAGGTTCTTTCTCTTACAGCCGGGGCTGGTACAAGTGCGGCGCGAACAGTATCAACATCTTGTTCGGTTGTTGATTTTGCATGGCTTCAAAATACGGGAGGGAGTACCCCGCATTTGTATGATCGTCTGCGCGGGAAAGAAGTGGTACTTGAAATGGCCACAGGTACGTCAGCGGAATACGCTTTTGGAGGTAACGGCTTTGATGTCAATGGCGGGTTCAAGCTAACAGGAGTGAGTGACAACTCAACTTCCGCAAATTATTTGTACTGGTTTATGAAGCGCGCCCCCGGCTTCTTTGATGTGGTGTGCTATACAGGTAACGGCACAACACTCACACTTTCGCATAATTTAACAGTTCCCCCAGAGTTATTTATTATCAAATGTCGTGATGGTGTTACCAATTGGTCTGTTCCACAGACTATGATTTCAGGTGGCAATTCTTTTATTGCCCTTAATAGCAGCTCCGCTATGAGTACAGTAGGCGCGGGAACGATTTTGGGTAACAATGTTTCATATGTTGCACCAACCTCCACCGCATTTACATTAGGTAGTCAAGTACAGTCAAACAATAGTGGGCTTACTTACGTCGCCTACCTCTTCGCCACTGTCGCAGGCGTATCTAAAGTCGGCAGCTACACTGGCACAGGCACTACGAAGCAGATCGACTGTGGCTTCACCGCTGGAGCGAGGTTTGTGCTCATCAAACGCACTGACAGCACTGGTGACTGGTACGTCTGGGACAGTGCTCGCGGCATCGTGGCTGGTAACGATCCTTACCTGCTCCTGAACTCTACAGCCGCTGAAGTCACCGGCACAGACTACGTTGACACCTACAGCGCAGGGTTTGAACTGAGCAGCACTGCACCAGCGGCAATCAACGCCATCGGCGGCACCTTCATCTTCCTTGCAATTGCGTAGAGGTAACCTATGGAAATCCGTATTAGAGACACAGGCCAAGTGATGCTTGAAAGCGAGCTTCGTCAATGGGCCAAGGACAACAACGGCCCGTCATGGGGTATCACTACGCCCGAAGTCTTGGAGGCTCTTGGAGCTGATTCAGTATTTGAAGGCCCGCAAGCTACTGGTGGGACGGTGTATCAGTACAGCCAAAGATCAGGCGTAGAGCAGGTTGGGGGCAAGTGGTATACGAAATACATCCTCGGCCCTGTGTTCACTGACGGCGAGACAACAGCAGCAGAGCAGGAAGCAGCCTACAAAGCCATGAAGGATTCAGAGTTTGCCAAGTCTGCCCGTGACTCACGTGACCGGCTTCTGGCCGAGTGCGACTGGGTAGTGGCTAAGGCCGTTGAACAGAACGCCCAAGACAACCTTGGCATTCAAATTCCTGTCGTTTGGTTGAACTACCGTCAGGCGTTGCGAGACCTTCCGCAACAGTCTGGATTCCCTGCCACAATTGTTTGGCCTGTTAAGCCGTAAGGAGGCGCCATGGAAATCGAAGAAAGCACGCTTCGCACCGTCGTGCGAGAGGAAATGAAATCGGTCTTGAAAGAGATCGGCTTGCATGACGACAACGCTGGCGAGGATGTCCGCGACTTGCGTGTTTTGATTACCGACTGGCGCGAGATGAAGAAAGCGATCTGGCAGACAGTGGCCCGGTGGGGCACGATGGTCGTGCTGGGCCTGCTGACTTTCGGTGCGTGGGTGAAGCTCGGCGGCGGCGGTGACGGGGGGCAATCCTGATGTGGGAAACACTTATCACAGTAGCGTCAGGTGGCCTCGGTGGCCTGCTTCGTTTGGCCCCGGAAATCATCAAGGGGTTTGACCGCAAGAACGAGCGCGCACACGAACTGGCGATGATGGAAGTCGAAGTCCGCATTGCAGAGAAGCGCATGGAACATGAGATGCGCCGAGTTGATGCTGCGATGACGATTGCCGAGATGGATGCGATCTCCGCTGCGGTAAAAGAACAAGGCCAAACCGCAAGGGCTGCGGGGAAGTTCGTGGCTGCCATTTCGGCATTGGTTCGTCCGTTGGTCACGTACTGGTTTGTGGTGATGTACTCGGCGGTCAAGGTAGTCAGTATGATGATGGCCGTACAGGCCGGTGGCAATTGGAAAGAGGTTCTGGTTACAAGCTGGACTGACGACGACATGGCGATGCTGGTAATGGTGCTTTCGTTCTGGTTCATCGGAAGGGTCTACGAAAGGCAGAGATCGGAAGAGCACAAGTCT